TTTCCTTGCCCCAAGGAAATGCAAAAAAAACAAAGGCTTCCGGATCATCCTTCAACTTGGATGACCACAGTTGCGTCATGAGCGTTTGTTCTTCTTCAGCGGAAAATTTGGGTTTTTGCATAATTATTCCTTAAGCAGCTTCCCAAAGAAGTTTCTGCCCTCTAAGCAATTCATCCGTATCAATCCTTGGCCTGCTTTTGCAATTCCAATTGCCACCACCGCGCTCACCCACGCAAGTCCAACCGGACGCCTTAAGACTAGCGCCGCCCTCTGCTGGCAACGTGTAGGTGATTAGTTTCTTATAACCCAACGCCTTAGCCGCACGCCATGCCGCGCCATACAGCATAGAGCAAGCGTTTTTGGTTCCGTCGGTGCAACAACGGTTTACTTCCAAAACCCAGCCGTTGTCCAGATGCCTAGAAACCGGTCTGCCAACAATTGCAACGCCAACAATTTTATCGCCGTCGCTTACGGCAATTGAAAACTTATGCCCAACCATAGGCTTATGGTGCCGATGATATATCTGCACAAAGGCATTAGATTCCTCTAATGTAATCGGCGTTATTGATAGAGACATTTGGGTTTTTGCATAAAAAATAAAAAAAATTGGCGTGGGGCCTCCGTCACCGTGACCGGTCGCCGTCGGCCCTACCCGGCCCCCGTCTGGGCGCCTGGCGGGTCTGGCACGGCCCTTGCTAGGGTCGGAAAAACCCTAATGGCCGGTCGGTTCGGTTGCCAAACCCTGAATCGAATAGTCGGCCTAAGCGCTTGATTTCATTGGAATTTTGCCATCATCATCCTCAATGTTACCCCCAATGTTACCCCCATCAACAGCAGGTGATGGATCGTTTGCCAACTGCAACGGCTCGTCAACCTCAACGATCTCAGCTTCGATCACGCGCTGCGCCGCCTCCTCAAGCGCTTGCGTGATGCTGATCTGCCCACTGATCTCAATCACCTTGGGTTGTTCAGCCCAGCGCATCTGGGTTTTCGTCCACCAGATCAAGCTGGCTACGTCTCCGGCCATTGCCTTTTGATAGAGCGTTTTGCCTATGCCTGCGTGAGCTTTAGCTCGCCCGCGTTCCAAATCCTCTTTGAACCGTTCGCGCAAGGTCGACAACCCAATCCCGCCGCGAATCAGCGCCGCAATGTGCGATTCGCCAACGCCGTAGCCAGCCATTGCCTCGACTTGCTTGCGTTCTTCGTCCGTTGGTTCAAAGCGTGGGCGGCCCGAATTTGGCCTCGCTCCACCATGCCGATTTTCTTGTTGTTGCGTTTCAACGTCCATCGGTCACTAACTCATTGAATGTTTTGGAGTTTTCCTGGCACACTGCTTGCTTTCCCGTGTAATCCTGCCATCGTTTGATTATCACATCGCAATACTTGGGGTCAAGTTCCATCATCCTACATTGACGTCCTGTCTTTTCGCAGGCAATCAGCGTGGAGCCTGAGCCGCCGAATAGATCAATAACTGTTTGATTTTGCTTGCTACTATTTTCAATAGCATAAGACACCATTTCAGTTGGCTTTGGAGTTGTATGACCAACAACGTGCTCTTTGCCAAATTCCCAAACTGAAGTTTGTTTTCTGTCTGAATGCCATTGATGAGCGCTTCCCCCAACCCAACCGTACATACAAGGCTCGTGTCTTGACTGATAGTCCGTTTGAGAAAGCACTAATGATGGCTTGACCCAAATCACCATACTGCTGAAATGGAAGTGCTCACGGAAAACTTGATGAAAGATGTCAGCGCAACGATCCGAATGAAAAACATAGACAGGAGCGCCAGGCATTGCGGTTAGAACATAGTTTGCAAAAACTTGTTGTAAAAGATCGGCCAAACCAGCACGGGAATCATTGTTAATGCCTTCGTAATCCACACCATAAGGAGGATCGGTAAACACCATGTCTGCCTTCTGCCCATCCATCAACTTCTCAACCGCGTCAATCGACGTAGAATCGCCGCACATCAGTCGGTGCTGTCCTAGTATCCAAACGTCGCCCAATCGCGTTGTAGGCCGTTCTGGAGCCTCTGGAACGGCATCCTCATCCGTCAACCCAGGTTCCACCTCCACTGGCGTTAGCGCGGCGATCTCATCCAGCGAAAACCCGGTCAAATCTAAGTCAAACCCAATCTCGCCAAGTTCTTTAAGCTCGAGGGTGAGCATGGAATCGTCCCAGCCTGCGTTAAGGGCCAGTTTGTTATCGGCCAAGACGTAGGCCCGCTTTTTGGCATCGCTCCACCCTCGGGCAACCATGACCGGCACTTCGCGCAACCCAAGTCGCTTAGCTGCCATCGTCCTGCCGTGCCCGGCAATAATTCCCCCATCTTCATCAACCAGCACCGGGGTAGTCCATCCCCACTCTTTGATGCTGGCGGCAATCTGCCCGACCTGCTCATCCGAATGCGTCCTGGCGTTCCTTGCATACGGAATCAATTTTTCGATGTCCCATTTTTCCACTTTTTCTGCCGGATCACTCATTTTTACCCTTTTCTCCTCAAGATGAAACTTTCAACAGGAAATCACGCCCGCATCGAACCGTCACACCGTCACACTCTAAAGAGTGTGTGACGTTTGTGACGGTAATTCTCGCCTTTGCCACACCGTCACATTCCCGCTTTGTGACGGTTTGTGACGGTTGTGACGCTTAAATTTTAAGCAGCAATTCATCACCAAACCCCTGATCAACCACCACCCAACCCTTACCCTCTTTCCGGATAATTTTCGCATCCAAGAGATCACGCACAATCATCCCTTCTCGCCCACTGGTTTTAAGGTACGACTCCACGCTACCGGGTTTAATGCCTTGCTCAAGCAAAAAGGTCTTGAGTGTATCCCGACTGACATAAGGCAAACCATCCACCACTTTGGTGCACCCAACAAACCAAGCCCGCTCCAAACTCTTTTTGTGCCCGTCTAACTTGCTCCCTTTGGGTTGCGGCACCCTTAGATCGCCGTCCACAAAGAATGAGAAAACCGCCCCATCAATCGGCAAACCATCCTCGTCCACCCAACCGAGGCTCACTGGCTCAAGCCAACCATATCGTTCAGCCGGTTCGGGCGAGTCTTTCATCTTGGTACAGCTAACCTTGATCTCATTCTTTTCCCCTGACACCAGGATGCTCGCGTCAAGCGCTCCGCGCCAAGCGCTAGAACCCCGCGCACGCTGTTTTGACTCGCTACTGTGGCCTAGGTGGTGCACAAGCATACTCGTCGCTCCTAGGGCCGTTGAGACGATATTGCAGGCATTGATCATGGCGCGAGTGTCCTTGGCGCTGTTCTCATCGCCGCTCATATGATTATTCAGGGTGTCAATGATCACCAAAACCACGGTCTCGCCGGTCATCTCACGCACCGCGGCGATAATCCTGGCTGCTGCGCCGGGGCTATCCAAATCAATCGCCTTGTTGCTGATCAGCAGATTGTCTAACTGGGTTATGCCATGCTTGGCACACCACGCCGCAATACGCTGGCGCATCCCATAATTACCCTCGCCTGCCAGATAAACCACAATGCCAGGCTTGGTCTTGATCCCCTGCCACATCATGGCACTCGCAATCGAGCAGGCCATGTCAAGAGCCACAAAGGTTTTGCCCACGCCGGACTCGCCGTAGATCATGCAAGTGCCATACGCTGGCAACCATCCCTTTATAACCCACGGGAGCGGGGCTGGTTGGCCCAGAAAGCTCGTTGCGCGGGTGAGGTAATAGTCAGATGTGGCCTGACTCTGATAATTGCTCAGAATCGCTTCTGCGGCCTCGTCGCCAAGTGCGGTGCTTGCCGCCACATCGTGGTCTGGCTCGTATCGTGCGACGGATCGGGCAATCTGGGCAATTTCGCTGCTGGGCAGTGGGATTTCGCAACGTGTTTCATTTGCAATACTGATTGCGGCCAAGATTTCGGCCTCAGACATCCCGAAATTACGCATCGACCCGGCAAGGCTAGTCAGTCCAGCGTTGCGATTGCCTTTGATCAGATCGCCGTTGGTGGCGCTTTTTGTCTTGCGCTGGCTAAGGTGCGGAAGCCAGTTGAATGGGATGCTGCCAGGTGCGATGCCATCAAATGGGTCGCTGCTGGCCTCCCATTCGTATGCCTTACCCTCTACGCTACTGGGGTGAGCGACAAAATAGCGGCCATCCGATAGTAGATCAATCCCCTCGCGCAGCTTGCATGACCGAATGCCTGACTGGTATGCGGCGATGTAATGCTGCCCGCCGCCCGCAGTGAGAGCCATCGCGCAGTCGGGCGGCGAGCCGTGCTCTGCAATCCAGCCCTGCCAACTCGTGTCGCCACCGTTACGCGGGTCAATGTCAAACACCACAATGCCTGACTTTTCACCTGCCGCGATGCCGATGTTGAAGTTGGGATTTTGGCCCCACCATGCTTTGATCTGCTCGGCATCTGTTGTGGCGTCATGCACCCCATGCGCCGTGGCCGGGGTCTTGCCATTGGGCACCACAGGCAGAACGTGCCAGCCCCAACTGGCGTAGGCCAGCGCTGCGTCAATCTTGCTCGTGGTCTGCACGCAGCGCTCCTTCCGTCTTAACTTGTAGTTCGTACTGACGGGCGATCGGCGGCCTTTCTCCCCACTTGTAGATCACCTGCGGCCAGATGCCCAGGGCATCGGCGAGCTTCTTTAGGCCCCCGAAATGCTTGATTGCTTCGTCTGTTGTCACTTTTTCCCCTTTGTGCGAAATAACCTGTTGACATCCTAAAACGAAACGGGTTAAGATGCAAACACTGCACGAACCGATGGCCGGACGGTGCGGTAACACAGAGAGGTAACGAACATGAACGCAGCCCAAGCAGCAACGGTGAAAAACCTGACAAGCAAGCTCGACAGCTACAACCGCTACTCCGACTTTTCGTCCAGAAACGGCGTCATGGTTTTCAGCGTTGAAGAAAAAAATGACGCTATTTTCTTGATTGCTTCTAACGAAGAAATCAACAAGCACGAAAAAAATCTTTTTTTGATGGCTCAGATTGGCCCTCGCGGTGGCGTCAAAGTCTACGTAAACGAAAACGTCCCTGCCTACATCATCAAGTAAATCAACCGGGGGCTACGGCCCCCAATCAGGAGCAACAACACATGGTTAGGTTAGATGTCAGCGACGCAACGACGGTGCGATTAACGCGCGTGCGAGAGCTAAAAAAATTGCCCGGCAAAAAGGCAACCAGCATCTTAGAAATCAAA